TCTGATCGCTAGATAGATCGGAGAACCCCGTCCTGAATGTCTTACGCGCTTTGCGAGTGTGACGCGGGCGACTCACTACATAGCCGCCCTCCATCTTCGACTTGATCGCCACGTCTTCCGACGTTACCGAGTAATACTTTGAATCCTGAATATCAGCCAATGGAAAATTCAGCATTATGCGAGCGCTCCTTTCATGCCGTCTCTAAATGGGCCAGGTTGCGTTACTGCGCCAAGCACGATGTCGAGAACGATCTGCTTGCCGTCGATGCGCGGCTGGCCCTGTTGTTTCGCCTGAACTGGCGTGCCGGATTGATTGACGACGTTTACGGTGATGTTGGTAGCTGGACCACCATTGTCGCCGCCTTTCATGGTGACCGGAATGCTGCGACCGTCAGGTAGCGGCACGTAGGCTTCCGGGCCAGCCTCACCAAAGATCGCGACCTGCGGGGAATTTACAACACCACCGCCGGCGTACATATTGAGCGGCAACGGCCCCATACTGGTCATGATGCCGCCTTTGGCGAATTGAATTGGCGAAGCCATCTGCGACATTTGGTAATCCCAACCGGATTGCGGATTCATGATGGAGCCAGTATTGGTCGCGCCAGCACCACCACCGAACAAACTGCCAAACAAGCCGCCAAGACCGCTACCGACGCCACTGCTCGCAGAACCACCCATCGCTGTCGCTGCGGCACTGGCGGCGTTCGCAAGTGAAATCAGCGACGTTGTGGCGTTCTGCTCCGCCATCATCCTCGACGACATCCCTGCTATTTCGGAACCCGTCTTTAGCGCAGTGTCGACAGCAGCATTACCGAGTCCTTCGGTTGCTTTGCCGGCACCAGTGATAGAGTTCCAGAAGTCCCTGAGACCGCCAGCAGTCTTGTCGAGCAAACCACCGATACCACCTGCGGCTGCCGTAGCTGCGCCGTTTACGCCCGGCGTCGCAGACTTGTCAGAAGCAGACACGCCTTTCAGCCAACTGCTGAGACCGTCGAATACACCTTCGACCGCGCGGCCCATCGTCTTATCGAGCTGCATTTTGAGAACGTCCTCTGCCATGCCAGACAAGAATCCTCTCCAATCTGCCCTGCCCTTAATGAGCTGAGTTGCGAACGTATTCAAGAAGCCTCTGCCCCAATTGGCACTCAATTGGTCAACTTGCTTTCTAGTATTCTCCCATTCTTTTACGAGCTTCTGAAGTGGCGTTTTGAGCATGTCCGCCTGAAGATTCGCTGCTTCCTTCGTCCATTCTAAATGAGCCTTCTCAAGATTCTCCTTGTCTCTAATCGCCCTCGCGTAATCTTCACTGTCCTTGTCGTACCCGGCCTTTTTGTAGTTTTCAATCTGCTCGTTCAGCGAAGCCACGTTGCTTTGGTATTCGCGCTCGACCTTGAGGTTTTCCTCGATGTTCTTTTTTACTTTGATATCGTTGTCGTCTGGAGCCAGTGTATTTTGAATGGATTGCGACTTCTGCTTCAGCGCCTCGGTCATCAAAACGGAATCCAAGCGAGCGCGACCAAGCAAGGCTTCTGCCTTGTTTTTTTCATAACCAGCGCCACCATCGCCGTTCGCTTCCTGACGGTCAAATTCACGCTTGAGTGCTCGCATTGCGTCCGATTCTTTCAGCAGACCATTCTTAAGTCTGTCCTCTGCGTCAGTCGCATCTAGCGTTGCGGCTTTCGCGCGCGCTTTCGCGAAAGAGACTGCCTTAATCTGACCTTCCAGCTTCTTGCCTGCCTCATAGGCGTCAAGCCACTCCTTTACCGTGTGCGTTACACCAGCATCATCCTTGTAAGACCCATCCATATCGAGATTGTCGATACTGTTGCTGCCCTTATTATTTTTCTTAAACAAACGCTTTGACGGGTCGTGACCTTTGTCGAACTGACCGCCGAGCCAATGTTCTTTGAAGGCCGCTTCAGCCTGAGCGCGATACGAATCATCGCCGGTCATGATCGTGTCAAGCTTCAGTTTGTCAATTGTTTCCCTGCCCTGCAAGTTGGCGAGAGACTGAAGGAATAGGTCTTCGAATTGCCGTTTGGGCCTGCCGGGGTCGTTCGCCGCGTTAATTACGGCCTGGTCCGATGCCGTAATGCCGGTCTGGGTGTCGCCGCCTTTATTACGCGCCCCTCTTAATGCGCCCTTCGCAATTCTCTCTTCTTCGGAATACAAATCTGCGCCGTTCAATTTTGGGCCTACGTTCTTACTTCTTGCCAAGAGTTGAGCGGCTACCGCATCGTTATCAGCTTTTTGCCTGTCCAGATTTGCCTGAATTTGAGACTGCTCTGCGCGAAGGACCTCAAGCTGCTTCTTTCTTTCCACGACCAGCGGCTTAAAATTCGCGTCAGACGAAACCTTTGCCTGATACTTCTCCAGCTCCGCCTCTTTCTCGGCAATGTCTGCGGCGTTTCTCTTTTTATCCTCTATTGTGGACATGCCGGCAAGCGCGGCCTTACCGCGACGGGCGGCATCCTCTGCCTTTCTTGCCGCATTGCCAGCGGCATCACCCCACTTGTCCCAAGCAAGTGCGCCAAGCGTTAGCGCAATGCCAATTAGGCCAAGCGGGCCACCCAACAAACCAACAGCGCCAGACAAAACTCTCGAACTTACACTCGCTGCACTTTGCGCCGCAGACAACGCCTTGCTCGCAACCACATGCTCCTGCGTCGCCGTAGACGCCGCTCTTTGAGCTGGAATGAGAACGTTTTGAACCGCCGTCAGTCTTTGCATACCAGACATCGCGTTTACATGCGCCTGAGCTTCTTGCAATTTCAGGTTTGTGAACACTCTCGTCGCATCAGCGGATCGTACTGTAGCTGCCAGATTTGCGATATGCGCGGCGGTAGATTCTTGCGTTTTCGCATTTACGCTTCCAAAGCCAGTTGCAAGATTTCTAATGGCAGACGACAGGTTTCCCACAACGCCAAACACGCTAGTGAATCCCTTGAACGCCATCACCACGGCAGTTGCGGCAGCCGCAACTGTCATCAGTTGAAGGGTAAGCGGATTGTTCTTGGCGAACTCGCTAAAGCCCCTCACTATGTCGCCAACAACATTCAAAACCTTTTGCAATGTAGGCAGCAACGTATTGCCGACAAGTATTGCCAGGTTGCCGAGCGATGCCTTCACTTCCTGTACTGATCTGCCATACGTTTTTCTGGCTTCTTCATCTACGGCGTCGATTCCCTTGGCGCCGCTCATCGTATCAACCTGATGCTTAATTCTCTCCTGAGAACGTGGGTCTCCAGCAACCATCATCGCCGTTGCGGCGGTTGTCGTGATGCCGAGCCTTGCAAGGTACTGAGCGACCGCCGCAAGTTGATTTGTAGGGTCGTTTACATCGCTGCCCTGATAGAACTTTTTGACATTGCTCTTTTCCTGAGTGTACTTGATGATCTGAGGCATTATCTTTTGAACCGCCGCAACTGGATCTTCCATCCAGAGCTTTGCGTCTTTGAATCCAGCGCCTTTTGCTTCCCTCAAAATGTGAGCGTTGTCTTTTGTCAGGTCTAGCCCGCCGGTATCGAGAACTCCTGCGCCAACGAACTCATTAACAGCCTGCGCTGTTTTGGCCTTGCCAATTGCATAAGCCTGCATCATTTTGAATGCGGTGCCTACAGTCGATACACCACCACTAGCACCACCACCGTCGCCACCACCACCGGCAACTTTGAACTGATCGACAACGGCTGCAAGGTTTAACATGCCATGATCGCTCAATTGACCAGCGCCCATGCCGAGACGACGCAACACCGTTTCCATGTCTTGCGTCTCAACCTTGCCCTGCGTACCCGTGATGATTTTTTGCATCAGCTCAAATGTTCTATTTGTAGCTTCTGGGTCTGCCGTCTGCTGACGCATTTCAACGACACCATAAAGGTTTCTGATCGTCGTTTGCATGTCGCCATGTTCGGCAATACCAAGGAATCGCAGATTATTTGCGGCCTTTACCGCACTTGAAAGAGTCTTGTCAATTATTTCGGCATTATCGTAACCAATAGACGCAATCGCTGACATGCGCGATTTAACAGAATCCAGTACCGATATGAACTTCAGCCCGTTACTCATATCGAACGCGCTATCCATGATCGCTTTGTTATGCTCTGACGAGTAATTGAGTGACTTAACAATCACCTCCGCTCGCTGCATTTGATCGGCGCTGATTATGGACGACCCAAGTCCTCTCTCGATTCTTGACGCGCCCCAGAGTTGCACCATGCCCTTCCACATCGTTGCGATCTGCTGCGCCTGCTGACGCTCGAAATCGGCAGCTTCACGCGCGGCCCTGATACGCTCTGCCGCCGCTGCGCGAGCTGCGCGAGCCGACTCGTCAGAAGCCAGCTTAGATGCACGGGCAGCTTCTTTTGCCGCTGTCGCGGCAATTTTCTCAGCATCAGCTTTTTCTTTCGCCGCGATTGCAGCTTTTTCATCTGCCGTAGCTTGTTCGCGAACAAGCTGAATGCCCTTGTCGATCTCGGCATTCTTCCACTTCAGCTCCTTAATGAGAATTTCGAGCTGTTGAATCTCCTGACCGATCTGAGCAGCCATACCGTCAAGGCTGGACGCTTCACTGCGTAGCGCGTTGCCCTTTGGTGCGTTTTTGCCGAAATATAGCGATGCGTCGAGACGTTTCGCCGTCGCTTCCGCTTCCAGTTTAGACTGAATGGCGCGCACTTCTGCGGCCATTTTCTCGCGATCCGCGATGATTTTGGAGTTGGTTTGCTTTTCAGATTCGAGAATGCGAAGTTTCGCTGAAATCGTCTTGGCCGCGCTCGCTTCTGACACGTTGCCAGACGTGGTGTTAGCGCGGTCAAACTCAACGATGGAGGAAATGGCGCTCTTGATAGCTGGCGCGAGCTTGTTAATCTCCTCGGCGTACTTCTTAATCCACTGATCTGCATTGATCGACGTGGTTTGCTTTACCGCCTTACCAAAGCCCTCAACGTCTTTGGATGCTTCGCGAGATTTTTTGGATACGGTATCGAAGCCGCTGGCGATTGCCTGACCGAGCTTGCCGACAAGACTGTCAACGGTCTTGTCCAGCATCTTGAATTTGTCGGAAACATTGAGAATTCCGGCGCTCAAGCCGGAAACACTCTTTTCAAAATCGACCGAAACCTTACCGACGCTCTTCAATTGCTTATCGAGCGTCTCCAGATTGGCGGTAGCTTTATCAATTGCCGAAGTGAATTTAGATACGTCTAACGTCAGGACGCTTTTGACTTCGCTACCACCGGCCATCTTGATTCCTTTATTTCATTTGTTTCGCAATATCCTTCAGTGCCGCGAATCCCTCTTCGTCACGAACGGCATCGCGCATTGGGTCTTCTTTGAGCTTCGCAACCGTGCCGATCTCCAAAATGAGACTCTGACGATAACTTTGCGTTGCTTCCTGGGTACTTTGACCGCACACCGCAACAGTCAAAGCTCTCATATCTCGTTGCGCCAGAATGCGGTCGATGTTCTGATTCAGCATCCAAAACGTCTTGACTGGCATTCCCATCAACTCGCGGTAGGAGAGCGAATAGAAACTCAGCACCCGACTAAAGAGAAACCCGAAGTCAAGCTCCTCAATGTCGGCAGTTCTTACTTTCCCGGCTGATCGTCACCTTCTTCGCTAGATTCCACGCCGTCAACATCGTCGCCGCGAACGAAAGCAACAATCATGTTCAATTGGTCAAGCGACAGCTTTTTCAGGATCGCGGAGTCAATCGTCGGTATGCTGCGACCAATCATATCCACGGTCGCTTCAATCTGCACCGCCACGGAGTCGTCTTTGATGTCTTCTGCCGCCTTGGTGGTGACAATAAAATTCTCGACAGTCATTTCCTCGACCGGGTAACTCACGTTGCCGATAACGAGCTTACGCTGTTCATTGATGTTCAATTTGTCGAGATTCAGAATCTTCATTTTATGGTTCCTTCGATGGTTGCATCCTCGCCCGAAGGCGAGAATTAGTCACGAGTTACTTACTGGATTAAGCGGCGGCAGGATCGCCAATTGCAAACAGCTTGCCGGTTACAGGGTCGGGGTAGCCGTTGAACTCGCAGGAGAAGACGCGCTCGTTTTCCAGCTTGTACGCGAAGTTCAGTGCGCCTGCGGTAGCGGCCTTGAACACGGTGAAGTCTTCGGAGTGGTCGTTATCAGCCTTGGATACAGGATGCAGAATAAGCGGACGGGCGATGTCCAGCAGATTGCTGCCGACGCCGACTTGAACATCAACGCGAGCAGGCGTACCATCAACGCCGCCCGTCAGCGTGGCTGCAGAAACAGTCACGGAGGCGCCAGCGGTGCCGGTTGCAATGGCAATACTGTTACCAAGAGAGCCTTTCATAACGGACGTGAGGGTAACTGTTGCCGATGCGGCAGCAGCGGTCACGGCGGTCAGAGCGCCGCTGGTTGTTGCATTAATCGCGGCGGCAAGGTTGGTCGCAGTTGCCGACGCAGATGAGCCAATCAGCACTTCGTTGTTCGCGGCATTCGGGTTCGCCGCCTTAAATGTTACGGTCGCGCCGTTGATCTTCACGGTCTGACCGTCTGTCGGCTGCGTAGCGATGGTCATCGTGCCAGTTGCTTGCACGCCACCAGTTTCATACAGCGTTGCGCCAGGCATGATTTCGACCAAGTTATTCAGCGTGGTTTCAGCCAGCGGGCATTTCACCATCACTTCGCGGCCCATGATGTACTCATTGATCGGCGTCTTGCCGAACTGGTCAACCATGACCTTATGGGTTTCGGTTTTGACTGTAACCTCTACACCGCCTTGAGTATAGCCCAGATCGACGCCGTTATACAGCACCTTACACACGCCGATCTTGACGTTTTTTGTGTCGCTCATTCAAAAACTCCTTTGCAAAGAGAGAAATAAGTCAGTTGTGACTTATAAAGATTAACACAAAGACTACTTAATGTCCATAGCCTTAATGTACTTACGAACGACGTTGGCGAGACTAGAATAAATGCCATCTCTCATCGCTTCACTGGCGCGTTCGAGAAACTTGCCGCCCACCTGAATGCTTTGCGACGCCTGCTTCTCTTCCGACTTCGGCCCTAGATTCATATCTCCAGCCGGCGTCAAATGCTCATGCATGATCCAGGCATAGTCGCCAACCGTCTTGCCGTCGCGACCGTCAACAGACATATCATTGTCTACGTAGATCGTATATGCGCCGCCGCCGTTGACGAACCGACCAAGAGCATTGCGCTCGACGCCCTCGTAGCGCACCTTGATGGCCCTCTCAAGATTACCTTCATCTATTGGCGCCATTTGACGCGCTAAGTCCGCAACCTCTCCGGCGCATTTCTTCAATTCCGCATTTGCGGCGATAGGAACATCTCGAAGCCGCTGAAGTTGCAACTTTAGTTCGTCCATGCCCTGAGTATTGAAGCTCATTCGTTGAATAGCACGTCAAAGTCAACTGCAAACTCAATAAGGTTGCCCTTGGATAGCGGAAATACCACCGGCAACGTTGCGGGTCGCATATATCGCACGTACATGGTGCCAATCTGCGTATTGTTCACGAGCAGCGCGGCGATAGCCTTTTTAATCAGCACGTCGCCAGACTGATAGCCCTTTGCGCGAACAATCAGTTGAAATTTCGCCTTGTAATATCCTGGCAATTCGTAGTCAATCAACGTGCCTTGCAATTTGTTTCTCAACAAAACCCCTTCTGAACACTCTGCCGGAATCATGTTGATGAAAATTGTGCTACCTTGAATACCGATGCCTTGAGCTTCAAGGCGCTGTGCGAGCGGCATTAGATTCATTATTATGCGCTCCAGAAAGTGCAGGTAATCTGAACATGATCTGGCACTCCCTGTAGATTCTTACGGGGAAACCTTGTCATGATGCGAAAAGTAAAACCATCAACCAGAATCACGTCGTCGATCTGCGCCACAGTATTCTTGTTCAGCAGAAATTCCGCATCGTCTTCAAATTCGCGAGCGTTGCCACGAGAAGCGGAAGTGTCAGCGCGAACTGAGGACTTTTCGTTCTTGATGTTCATCTTGACGATGGTGCAACGCTCCTTGACGTTGACGCCCGGTATCGGCATACCGTACACGTCGTTTAAGCCGCGCTTCTGAATGACGCAATCTTGATTAGGACGGAACATAAGCCTTCACCAGAAGAGTTGAATTGGGATGAAAAATTCTTGAGCGAATATCGTCAAGTGCCTCATATTTAGGCGTATCGCCGGTGATCGAAAAAGTCATGTCGATACCGCTCTCGTTATTTCTGTATGCGGTCGCCAGATCAGTGCCGCTTGCGAGCATTTCGTCGAACTGCGCATCGAGCCAGGACTGGTAGCCAAAATCTCGAATCACCACGCGCATGAGCGTTTTCGCACCCCACTTGCGGCCAAAAGTGTCTGTCGTCTTGAAGTCGATGGTTCCGACCTTGCGCTGAATCAGCAACCCCGTTGCGCCGTGCGCATCTCGCATCAAGCGCGAGTAGTCACTAAGCCCAGTTCTGCCTAGCTTCGTTACTTGCTGTACATTTTCAACAACCATCTTGCGAACCAGCGTCAGAACTTCTTGTTTGCGGTGCGTGAGCGCGACATCAAGCTCTTCTGAGCCGCCATCGTGCATCGGGCGCAGGTATGCGTCGATCTCGGTCTTAGCGATGTCATAGAACGCTCTACCGAGCGCATAGGCATCGACCTGAAGGTCGACCAGTGCCTTTGGCGTAATCTCGACACCTGGTGCCTGCATGGACTGGTAGCGACCAAACAGCGCAAACAGCAGCAGACCATATTCGTTCGTCAGGCGGTCAGCCAGATCGTCGTAGATCACGACTAGCCCCTGCCAACACGCTTCGAGAATGTCACGAATTGACTCAGGTATTGCAGCGCCCGTTTCGAGACCGGCAGGTCAATCGGCTTGCCAGCTCGGTACATTTGCTTCACCTCGCCTATAGACTCCAACATCAGACCCTCGCGACGACGCGCTTCAACAGGATCTCCGCCAAGAATAGCGTCAGCTTCGGCAACCTGTGCCTTACGAAGCGCCGCGCGAAAGCGAATTGGCAAATTGTTGTATTGAGTCGGCGTGAGCAGCGACAGGTTGCCGTTGAACATAAACAGTTGATTGTTTGCCGCGGCATAAGGCGATTGATATGCGCCTTCTGGTACAAAGTTCAGGTTGTCCTGACCCCAGTTAATGTTCGAGTTAAGCAGCCAAAAATTCAACTGGCAGATGCGGGCGCGAGCGTCAACCAATGCCGCCATCTTGTCATGTTCAGTCGCAGCATTCCATCCATCTATGTTTGGAATATCGAGTGCAACCAGCTCGGATTCCGAGAACGTCTGAAACGAGTTGATGCCGACGATCAGCGGGTCAGCAGGTTCAAGGGCGAAGCTCTTAGCGATCATCACCGTATTGCCAGCCACATTCAAAAATAGCTCGACGGTACGAACTTCTCTGGGCGTGAATTGGTCAATCTGGTTACTGGTAATTGGCGACGGCACGACGGCAATCGTGTTCACCAGGGAGGGAATTTCGATAACCGCGCTGGCGCTGCCGGCCACAAACGCACTTAGAGCCGTTTGCGTCACCATCTCGACGCCATCCTGATTGACGACTCGGTAATTGATGGACGTGACGTTGATGGGGTTGCCGCTGCGGTCTTGCAGCGGAACGGTCAATGTTACTGGTGTGCCAGCGAGGTAGATTTCCATTATTTGGTCTTCGGTGCGCCAGTGGCTTTCATAATGGCGTCAATCAGCCCACGAATCGAGTTGCCCTTGATGCCGAGCGGCTCAGCGATATCACGCAAGCCTGTAATGCCTTTGTCATCCGCGATAGCGGCAAGTTGCTCTTCGGCGTACGAGACGCCAGTCTGTTTCACGACATCACCGCTACTCTGTTCGCTGGAGCCATGTGCGTCGCGCTGTTCTTGGTCACTTGGCGCCGGCACATTCATCCCGTCCAGGTACATTTGACCGACATTTGCAGGCGAACCATCTTCCCACTCACAGCCCATTACTGCTGCCATTCTGATGGCGTCATGTGGCGACACGTCTGTTGTGGACAGACCGTTCTCAAAGAAGACCACGCCCATCTGAGCGCTATAGCCTTCGAATCCAGGTTGAGTTAAGCGCAGCTTCATTATTAGTTCTCCATCAAAAGAAAAAGGCGGGTCTTTTGAACCCGCCTCTTATTCTACGTCAGTAGTGACTTACCTACAAGACTTAGATGTTGGTTACGCCTTGCAGACGAGCGATAGACCGAGTGGACTTCAGGGCCAGGCCGGTGTACCACTTCACGCGGATACGGGTAGCATCCTTGTTCTGCACAGTGCCAATGTTTTCGACCACCAGACCAGCGTTGTCGCCACCGTACAGACCATGCAATCCATCCAGCTCGTTCATACGCAGGGCGTACACGGAGCAAGTAGTTGAATTGTTGCCTTGAGTTTCAGCGCCAGACAGCCACTCGTTCATGATGACCGGAATACCGTTGTGGGTCAGCATCGGACGACCGAAGTTTTCCAACTGCTGCATCACGGCGTCGGTGCCATAAGTAGCGCGGAGCAGTGCGCGGAAGGCGCGAATCGTACCACGCCGCATCACGATCACGTCAGCGCCATTAGGCACAGCGTCGCACAGCTCGTCCAGCATGGTCAGGGTCAGCGCGTTACCGTTTGCGCCGGCAGAAACCAATTGAGAGCCACCAACGGTAGCGGCAGCAGCTTGAGCTTGAGCGGACAGAACAGGCAGGCCGTCAAATGCTTTCGGGTTTACGCTGGAGTCGCCGGTAGCCAGGGTTTGGTGAAAAGTACGAGCAACTGCCTTGGCCTTTTTAGCAATCTGAATCGCCATCTGGTCGTTAGTGTCGCCCATCGTGGATTGCAGGAACTTGTCCACATCCACGTCGCCAGCCAGGATACGCAACTTTGCAACCACTTCGGTGAAGTCAGCAGCGCTTTCGTTCACGGGGTCATTAGGGGAGAGCCAGTCAGCGCCGCCCAGAGTGTTTTCACGGTTATAGACATACGCCTTGCCGTTCACGCCAATAAATGGCAGAACAGCGAAAAGGTCGTCGCGAGTGATGATCTCGTCGATCACGCCCGAAATAAGCTGATTGTTCGACAGCATTTCGGCTGTAGTTTGCAACAAAGGCATTTTCAGATCCTTATAAATTGAGAAGTTGGTATTTCGGGCCTACGTCTCTCTAGTCACCGATGACGTAACATTAACATAACATCCGTTAAAAGTCAATCATCGGCGACTTATCAGGATTGGCCGCCGATCTTCAACCCCTTCAAACCAGAAGCGATCTTGCTCACCGAGTCAACGGATACATCACCCTTTGAGCCAGCTTCGCTCGTTACTTTCTTGCTATCACTGTTGGCACCTGGCTTTGTCTTGGACTTTAACAGGTAGTCTTTCTCAGGGTCGGCATCGACAATCTTCCGCATTGCCTCATCGAAACTAACGGCGTTACCGTACTGGTCGACAAGCGCGGTGCGATTCGCTGCGCCACGCGGCTTGTCATAACCGACAATCTTGCCATCTTCCAGGTCGAAGTGGTCAGCGTAGACTACGCGGGCCTTGGTTGGCGTCATGGTCATTTCTTCAGAAATGAACTTGGACTGACTGAACTGCGCACCGATGGATAGCTCATTAACGGTGCCTTTGGTCTTGCCAAGTTCGCCTTGCAGAGAGTCGATCATGGCCTTCAGGCTCGCCGTCTCCTTGCTATGTTCTTCAGCCATGCGCTGCTTCAGGCGCTCGTAGTCGCCCTTGCGCTCAAGTTCTTTTTCCTCGGCAGACTTCTGCTCAGCCAGCATCTTTTTAACCGCTTCAGGGTCGATGCCTTCAAACTGTTTCAGTTTGGCTGCGAGCGCCGCATTTTCATCGGCGGCTTTCTTTAGCGCATCCTTCTTCTGCATGTTTTCCTTCAGCAGACGGGCCTCTTCGTCGGTCGGCTTTTTCGCGTCACCTTTGACGCCCTTGTCGCCCTTGTCGCCATCGCCAGCGCCGCCTTTATCGTCGCCCTTGTCGGCGCCGCTCTTATCTTCGCCGCTACCGCCAGCGCCGCCACCAGTACCGTCGCCAGCCTGGTCCATGTAGCCGCCGTGACGCAGCATTTTCTTCAACAGTTCATTCATTTCATTTCCTTTCTGACCGTTCGCCTGGTCATGGTTGAGTTAAGTCGGCCAGTCTCTTGACCGACAGGGTTTGCTACTTCGAATCCTTTGTTACCTGCCCCTGACGATTATTCTTCACGGGCTTCTCACCTGCGCCGCCAGCAGGTGTGGGCGCGTTACCCTCCTTGATGACCGACTTCGACCGCACTGCATCGACGTTACCCTGCGTCAACTGCGACGCCATTTCGATGGGGCTAATCGGCCAGCTCTTCAGCTCGTCTTCCATCTTCTTGCGAAGATCGGCGGCAAGTTGAGGAAACAGCTTATCCAGCACCATCTTCATCTGCTCCTGACGAATCGAATCTGGTGCCTCAATCAACATCAGGCGCGCGGAAATGTCGAATTCGTCGTACAGACCACGAGTGTCAAAGTTGTCGGGGTAGGAGACGAGATCATCTTTAATCGCATCCTCTTCGCCACCCCACAACGCCACCAGACGGGTCAGCTTGTTCTCGATTGTTTCCAGGCTGTCAGCCTTAGCCGCCAACAAAGCATTCACTCGCTCGAAGTCGTAAGCCTTGGCAACACCACTGGAATTGTCGATGCCCACCGCGTTGTCCTGCTTGGTGCGCTCACCGGCAAGACCGACCGTGTGGTAGATTTCGCCGATGATCTTGTTGACCACAGTGACGATCAACTCTGCCTGCTTTACATCGGGCGATAGATAGAACGGTTGTGATCCACCCTCGCCGTCGTAGAGAAACACTCGCTTGGTTCCCATTTCGACGAGCTTGGTGTAGTTGTCCTCGCCTGGCAGCACGTTCTGCGCTGGCATCGCCAGTTGCGAAAAGGTTTGATCCTGAATAATGGCATCCAGGTTGGAGAGATAGTTCGCGACCGCTCGATCCAGGTACGCGATGTCGTCGATCAGTGCAGGCGATTCATATTCTTCGTCCGTAACGACATTGTCGGCAAGGATGACCGGAACAGTGCCGAGATTGTGTTTGCCGTTATCAACCTCCACCACGACCTTTTTACGGCCCTGCTGTTGCTCTTCGAACAGTCTCCAATCCGTCTTTGTCCACAGACGAAAGCGATCCGTCTCGGCGCCAGACGATGTAAACGGGTCTTTGTCGTCACGTACCGCCTCACGAATCAGAACCCAGTTCAGTGCGCCATCTTGATCGAATGAGTAATCAAGCAACTGCTCTGGGCCAACAATGTAAGCGTAAGTACGAACGCCAGCGGCCTTAGCTTCTGCCTTGGACAGAATACTGTCTTTTGGCGCTGTCGTGTCCACCACGATACCGACGCGGCCAACCATTGAGGTCTTTTTGCTGATCTGACGCGCGAAATCCTTGATGTTCAAGCCGCTCTTGGTTGCCCTCTTCCAGAATTCGACGACACACTCTGGCGCATCAGTGCTGCGACTAATGTTCTGTTTGAACAGATATTTGTTGATGAGATCCACCACTTCGCGGCTATGGTTGAAGCGGTAGCAGCGATCTACGCGGTCGGAAAACTCGTTATCGCCTTCCTTAATGTAACGAAAAATGTTGCCCTTAAACCACTCTCGACCACCTTCATAGGTGTCCTCAAGAAAGTCCCAATGCTTCGAGTTTTCCTCATACTCAGGATGACGACGCGAAATCAGCGTCTTCAGTCGCTTCTGATCGTCCGTTTGAGGTGCGATCGAAGCGGAGCTATCCGCATCATTATGGTCGACGATGGCCGTTTGGCCTGATTTAAGAATGCTCATGGTGTTTCCTAATATAAGTCATTTGTAACTGATTGGCAAGCGTCATAGAGATAATCCGCCAACCTCGATTTTGCGAACCGGATATTCCAACTCGATGCAGTAGCCTGCCGCATCAGCAGAGTGTTCGACGCCGGCGTCCTTATCTACGTCGCGCGAACCCTTCTTATAAATCGTCTGCTCAAAAGCGTTGATAACGCACTTACAACGCGCGTCAATTCGCAATCTGACGGTGCCATCTGCTGCACGTAGCAGTCGGTTCACCGCGTTCACGCGATCAGCAACAGGTGGGTGTTTGCGACGGTATTTGATGCGCTTGAAGCCACTCTCACGCAAAATGTCCAGGTCAGTTTCGCCGCGAGCGTGCTGACGCTGGCCGCCGGCGGGGTCTGGGTAAATAACGATCTGATTCTGATGACGCCAGAAACGCTTGTCCAACTCCTTGCACACTTCTTCCGTATTGGAGCCAAACATCACTACCTCGTCAACGATCCAGAGTTCGCCAGAAGGTTGTGGCTGAAAGATTACCGTACTCATCGGGTCGATGTTGAAGTCCATACCCACCCAAATCGGCAGTTTGGGGTCGAATGGGCAATTACCAACGTGTTCCTGGCGGTCGAATGAATAGTACACGCGCCCACTCATGGTTTCGAATACTGCCCCGAATTCTTGGTTGAAACTCTTTTCATCCATGTCCCGACGTGCCGCCTCAATCTCAGACAACGGAATGAATGGCGAGGTAATGGTCGGGAACTGCCATGACTGCCATTGCATCGCCCCTACCTTCGCCTTGTCCTGACCGTGCTTATAAAGCTCGTAGAGGTAGTTGTAGGCTTTTGGCGTGTTATGACTTATAAAACCGTTCGACCAAAAGCTATGAGTATCCGGTATTGTGAAGTCATAAGTGACTGATTCGCTTTTGTCAATAGAAACAACCTTATCCCAATAGTAATGGTCGC